AAGAAAATGACGGTGTAGGACGGTTGCCAGAATAAGCAGGAGCGTTAGTGCCACCCACTTCTAACCAGCTTGCGTGAGAAGCTTGTGTATCAGCAGCCACGGCTGTACCTGTGCCCTTTAAACCCATCACAACTGCGCCAGCGGCTGAGTTGCCAAGAATGGTGTCCAAGGTCAAATTCTTACCAACAGTCGTTACCAAGTTCTCAATAGGTGCTTCCCATTTAACTTGCCCATCAGCGCCGTAGCAAACTGCATGGTATGTACCATTGATAGCCATCTCATCAGAAGGCATGGTGTTGTATTTTGTAATTGCTGCTACTTGGTCGGTAGCGGTGATTTTGTCCAAGCTCATGTAAGGCTCCTTAAGAGATGCGGATTAATGCGTTTTCCGGATTGTTTGTCGGAAGTTGAATGGTAAAAGACTGGCCCAACATGGTCTGATCCACACCAAAATTAAGCACGCCTACTGATTTTCCCGCCTTGGTAGCGTTATAAATCAATGCGCCACGCGTGGTAAATGTCGCGCCTGCCCATGCGGGATTGTCAAAACTAACATATGCCACCCCTTGTGAAAGAAGGATAGTGATATTTGTTAAAACCAGACCCGGTGCGGTGTATCCTGTTCCAGATACCTCGTTTGTGCTGCTGTAGATAGTTGTATTAGGGCCTAGCGTAGCAGAGGACGTATACAAGGCAATACGAAACGTATCCGTTGCAAAATCATGCACACCTAGCAATAACTGTTGCTTAAAACTATCGGTAAGTCCTGCTGTAATCATCTATTACCTCACAGGCAGTTTAACTTGACCATCGCGATAAGCATCACCACGCTGCTTACCATCGCCCAAGTTCTTCAGGAGCATTAACGCTTCTTTGTACTTGGTATCGTACAAAACCATCATATCTTGCTCGCCCTTCATGTATGTGTAGGCTTCTACCAAGCAACCATACAAAAGTGCAGAGTCAAAGTTATCACCTAGCCACGTTGTTTCCGCAGTCACAATAGATGGTGGATAGTAGTAATAGTGCAATTCCGCGTAGTAGTTAGCGTCTGGCGTAGGGCCTAAAATGAACGACAACTCAGCGTCATTCACGGACTGTGGGCCAAAGATGGCGTAATACTTAGGGATTGCTATATCGCGTGGATTTGGGTATACCTCACGAATAAAGTTCACATCCTTGTTCAACAAGTACGTGTAATCGCCTTGGAACGTCACTGCCCCTGACACGGTGCCACTATTGGCTACACTTAATGTGATAGTGGTGCCCACAATCAGTGTTACCACCGCTTCTGTACCAATACCTGTTCCAGCAGCATATTGACCCACAACAATACCCGATGCGCTGGCTACAACAATCGTTGATTGACCAGCAGTGCCTGTTGCAGTAGTGCTTATGAATGGATAAATAGCCAGTGAATAGCTGGATAAATAATCGGTAGGGCAAGCCAAATATTTGTTGCCAGACGACAAAACACCCGTAACGTTTTTGCGCAGATTGGCAATCTGTACCGAATTGTAGATGCGCTGCTCTGCCTGCTTTGTAAACGTGGCTAAATCAGTGGCCGTAAACCCCTGATTTTCGGTGTAAGCAATGATGGCAGCTTTTAATTCGGTGTATGTCATGTGATGCTCGTTCTGACTGTTCCAAGGACTGCTTGAGCAGTCAATGGTTTGGCATAAGGCATCGGCATCATTCCGATACTAGCAAATGAAGTATCAGCCGTGAACCCGACGTAGACGGTAACCCCAAGTCTACTCTCTGGACGAGGTTGTTGCAAGGCCTGTGGCTCATTTATCGAGCGCTTTGGTTCCAACTGTGGATGCTTGGGTTCATAGCACTCAGGGCAGGTCTTAAACCCTGTCCACTCCTTGATAAGCGTATTAAGTTTGTACCGTTGGCCACACCTGTCGCACAGCGCAATTGCAAATTTGCCTGATACATAGGCCATGGGTTACCTCTGTGTATACGTAGGTACCACAAAGAAGCCCGAGCGCTCACGGTCTTCGGCTGCTGCACGCATAAACTCTTCTTCGTACATTTGCTTGAGCAGCATGACACGGTCAGGGGCTTTTTTGACAGCCAAGTAGTACGCCAACGCTGCCGCTAAACAAGGCAAGAATCGAAAAGAAATATCCGCAGTGTTAGTAAAACCGCCCGCATTATCCATGCGGCGAATTGCATAGTAGACAAACGTCCATGTCTGCGTTGCGTCAGGAGATGGGTACAAAAACACCTTAGCCGGCACTGTGCGCTGGATGTAGTACTGCGCAGGACGTGACTGGGTCAACTTGTTAGGCACATGGAGCCACTCAGCGCGGCCTATGCGGTCGATTGTGATGTCCTGCTGGGTAGACTGGCCCGCATTGGTCCGAATCACGGCTGAGAGGCCGTCAATCGTGTCCGCGGGTAGGTCATACTCATACACACCGGGCGTTAGCACCTGCTGGCGCTGCTCAATCGTCCACAGATTAAGACCACGGTTGGCCCACTCTGCAAAAATCAAGTTGACGGAGCGAAGCGCCGTCTTCATGTCGTAACCGTCGCGCACCTCAATACCGCAGCGCTCATACGCCTCAGCTATGAGGTCGTCAAACTGCAGATCGAAATCGGATACGCCGGAAACAGCCATATCAATAGATCATTGCTGTGCGGGCACGGGCTGCACCAACACCACGGACGGCAACTTTGTCGCCTTCCATTTTCTTAACGTTCTGGTTCAAGGTTTTACCCTGTGATTGGCTTACGCCTGCAACCATGCCGCCTTTAGCAAAGCCCTTTTTAGCAATGCCTTCGCCTTTTTTTGCGAGTCCGCCGTGTTTGTAGTTCATCTTGCTATCCTTTTAAAGTTGTTGCCATTAAACGATCTAACTTCTCATCCAACCGGTCTAGTCTATCCAAAACACGGTTGATATCTGCATGGACTTCGGCTTTTGTGACGTATTCTTTGGCAATTTCTTCGCGGGTACGATTAATCAAAATCTGAAGACGATTAATTTCATCAGACTTATCCTTCAATACCCACCCAACAACGCCCAAAAGAGCTGTCAAGCCAATGTTCCACAGCATCAGTTCCATTTCAGCACTTCCACTTCTTCAGGCTCTTGTTAATCCTGCTATCTGGATCCTTGGCTGTCTTCTCGCTGGTCAGCTTCTTTTTCATGCCTTCCATCCTCGCACAGAAAGAGTCCTTGCGGGAGCCGCCTTCCGGCTGGGGAGGTTTCAAATTCATGCCTTGCTTTTTGGCGGAGGCTCGCCCCTTGGCGTTCAAACCGCCAGTTGGGCTTTTCCCTTCTTTCCTCTGCCATGCGGGAGACTTAGCCATTTCAATACATTTTGCAGGGCTTGTTACGAGCCAAACCTACACCACGCGGCGTAGTGGAACCAGAAGGAGCCACTGTTTTGCGAGGGGTCTGCTTAGCGCCACCTTTAGCCATGTCTTGTTTCTGTGCACCGGGCTGAACTTCGCCTTGGTACTGATCATCTGCCATTTTTGCTGCTCGTCCCATTTTGGACTCCTTATCCGTAGAAGAATGTGACCGAAGAAGGGCCACTGATTGTTAAATAGGGATCATCTAAAAAGACAATTCCGTCTCCGGGAATTAAAACAGAAGTAGAGCCGTTTCCTGCCGTGCTGGCTGGAGCAGCAATACGAAGTCGTTCTACACCGCCCGAGCCACCATCTGTAAAAGAGATGTAGCCCGCGGTCCCCGCAACAAAGTAGACCGCTTTGATACGCGCGCGAGGCTGACCAATGCCAGTGGCAGCAGTCGAAGCCATCGTCTTCGCTTTTACGTCATATTGAAAACCCATATTAGGCTCCTTCTTGAGGCTGCTCCAACTCAGGGGCATCCAGACGGTTAATTAACATCTTGTACGCTTGAATCGTGCCTTGAGCTTGAACTAGAAAGTTTTGAGCCTTCTGTGCTTCAGTTTCAAGGTCACGAATCTCAGACTCCAAGAATTCCTTGGTGATCTGCATTATGCAAACGTAGCGTAAGCAGGGACGTAATACACAGTGCCACCGATCATCACTTTGATTGCTTTAGCCACTGTAGTCACACTGGTTGCTGTAGGAGCAATCGTAGCCGCGGGAGCGGTTTCAATGTTCATCAACAAAGGAATTTCACCGGTGTTTGTGCCGCTGTCAGACACGCGAATAAACGAGGCTGTTGCAGGCAAAGTTGCATTAACTGTGTAGGCAGTGTCCAGTTGGATAACAGACAAAGTACCACCGGGAGTAGCATCACTGCCTCCCAAAGTAGCACGAATTGCATTAGCCGCACCAGAAATAGTGGCTGATGCGCCGTCAACACTCAAAGAAATGTGTGCGCCGTTGATTGTGCCGCCTGTTGCAGCCCCAGTGCCAGTTACAACAGAGAAAGCGCGGAAAGTTTCGCCTGAACCTGTAGAGGTAAAGGTCAGTTTGTTGTAGCTAAGACGTGTATCGCCAGTGGTGGCAGAAGTCGTAGCGTAAGACTCGGAGATGTTGTCCGCAGTTGTTACAACAATAGGGGAAGTTGCAGTGCCGCCGATAAAACCGTTCAACGATTTGACTGGGCCGGAGAATGTGGTCAATGCCATGATAGGTCCTTACATACAAGTGGAGTGCATTAGTCTGTATGTCGTCAGCCGGGACTGTCTAATGCACCGGATAACCCCGGAGTGATTGCAATATACAACAAAAGAAAAGGGGGCACAAGGCCCCCTTCACATATTTCCGAAGAAATATTAAGCGCCGGGTGAACCGTAAGCGCCACGTGGGTCAGACCAGCCGAAGCTGTAACGCTCACGAGCCTTGTAACGAACGTTACCTGTGTCAAAATCGCCTTCAAAGGCTGTCTTGATAGGTGAGCGCTCGAACATTTTCAAGCCGTTAGGTGCATCAGTGATGATGAACCAAGCGTTGACGTCTGTCAAATAGTGGTTGACAGAGTAGCCTTCTGGGAGCATGCCCATAGACTTGATAGCGTTGATGTCGTTATCAGCAGTGCCAGTACGCAAAGTGCTCTTCATCAGGCGCTCTGCAGTGAACTGCAGTTCCTTAGGAACAATCATCTTGCGGCCAGTCAAAGCGACCTTTAAGCCACGCTCGTCGATAAACGCTGCGATGTCAATCAAGGCTTGCTCCAACGATGTCTCGTTCAAGTCTGCAGCCACTGCGGGAGTGTTTGCATAGTTGGAAGACAAAGCAGTTGGGTGAGCTGTAGAGAACAATGCAACGCCGTCGCCGCCGGCATAGTTGCCGCCAGTGAAACCGTTGTTCAACACAGAAGCAGCTTTTACTTGCTTTGTGAAGCTCATTGAACGAGCCATAGCCTTGGTGTAACGACCTGACAAGCGGTCATACAAGTTATCTTCCACAGCTTCCTCTGTCAACGCGAAAGCCATAGCAACGGTTTCGTGTGTGTAGCGGGCTGTGAAGGATTCCAGTGCTGTGTCGTACTGAACGCCGGCACCCTCAGTTTTCACTGGAGCAGAACCGAAGCCAGTCAACATGACCTCTTCTTCAAATGCACGGTCAGAAGTCTCGATAGAGAAGATCTGCTCGTGCTCGTTTTCGTAACGCTTGTACTCTAAGCCGAACAGTGCGTTCAGGCCGGGCTCAAGTTCTTTTACTAGTTGGGAACGTGTAATAGCCATGATTATGCTCCGTCAGCAGCAACGCCGGTACTACCGTACTGGTGTTGATTAAGTTTAACAACAACCACAGCGTATTGACCCAATTCATTGTCAGGCTGATCGCTCAAACCAACAATTTTCATAGTCAATGCAGCAGTCTTCGCGGGTGTACCCAGTGTTCCGTTAGAAATACCAGTCACAGTGCTACCAGTAGTGGAAGCAGTAGGATCAGCATTCTTACCGATATCAGCTTGAGCAATAGTGCCCGCAGCTTGGATCAAGAACAGTTGGTTGGGGTCATCCAACACTTCGCAAGCAATGATGCCTGAAGTGATATCGACGCTACCGGGGTAGAAGTTTTTCCATGTGGGCTTGCCCGCACGGGTTGGGTCATAGTACTGGCAACCGTTGAACACGCCTGTGGGGGCGGTGTGCGTGGATGCGTCATACTTAATGATGTAGCCGTCGTATACGACAACTAAATCGCCTTGGAAAATTGCTCCGGCTTGATTGTCCTGAATTTGATAGCCATACTGCTTCTGGGCACCAGTAGCAGATAGGTTACCAATGGGACGCAAACCAAAAGGCTTATTAACGTTTGCCATTTGTAGCTCCTACAAAAATTTGAAGTATCAACATTTTATTGTTGACGGAATGTTGTGCGCGAGCTCCTCTCGGGGCTCTGAATCCGCATTGTAGAGTGTGCGTTCTCTCGCATCATCTCGTTGTCAACAGCGTGTAACTGTTCCTGAGCCTTACGGCGGTAATACTCGTTGCGCTCTGCAATCGTCTCATCGGGAACTCTTGCAAGCAAAAGTCCACCTACAGAAACAACTCCAGCATGCTTACCGTCATCAACGGTAGGCATCATGCCTTGATATTCTTCTGGCAATTCTTCAAGACGGACTAGTTCATAACCCTCACGAAGACGTCCGTAGACGTTTTGTTTATCCAGATGGCCATTCACTTCGGCACGGATCCAACGATGCTTAAACCCTTCGGGGGCAGGAGGCGCGTCAAGACGTGAGGGAGGGGTCCAAGGACGGCGACGCTTTTCCGTATCGCGGGTTGCGCGGGGGGCTTTGTCGATAGTAACTTTAGTCATTGTTTCACTCCTTAACATACTTGGCATACTCTTCAAGAGGAACGCCCAGTTTTTTTGCTATAGCAACCTGACTCGGCGAAAGCCGGACAGTACGGCGCGCACTATTAATTCCCGAACTACGGGCGGCAGGGGCAACAGCAGGCGCGGAACGCTGTTGTCTGGATTGCTCTTTAAACTTGTCTGGAAATGTACTCCGGACACGTCTATCAAGTTCAGTATAGTACTCATCTGAATTGGGGTCAACACCTTCTTGTTCAACAAGTGTTTGGTGTATGCCCCACGCAGCATAAGTCATAACGCGGTCTTGGCCAAACCAAGAATTTCTCTCTGCCCAGTCCTCTGCTTGAGGGTTAGGTGCAGGACGTGGCTGAACAGGTGCTGGCGCTGGTTGCGCTTGTTGGTAACTCTGCTGCTGGACAGCCTCTTGCTGAGTTTGCAACCAACCCGCCACTTGACGCTGTTCACCACCCAAAGCAGACAAGCGCTCTTGTGCTTCCAGTTCAGTGTTGATGTCGTTCTCTTCACGCGCCTTGGCAATGATCTGACGCAACTGGGTCTGCTGCGTCTCCAAACGTGTCTTGGCTTCGTTCAGGCGGCTGTAATCCGTCTGTACAAGCTTTTGCTGAAGAGATTGAGTCTGGTTTTGCAATCCCTTAGCGTACTCAAGGGCTGCCTGCTCACGGCGCTCGGCCTCGCGCATGCGCGCGGTGAGTTTAGAGATGCGCTTTTGCACGCCTTCACTAACCTCGTCCAATTCATTCTTAGGCGCAGCCTCTTGTTCAGGCTTTTGGAAAATATTAGCTTCTGGTTCAGGTGCCGCAGGACTCTCGTCGCCCTCAGGTCTGTCAAAGGTTACATCTGTAGCCTTTTCATCTGCCCCAAGGTCAAACTCAAGCTGCGAGTCGTTCATTACTTGTGTCATATGCTTCCTTACATGTGCAGAATGTCTTCTGGGTCCTTAACACGGGCCAGAATTTCGTCATCATTGAGAATACGGATCTCTCCGCCATCAATGCCCATACGTGCGCCAGCGTACCGACCAAAAATGATCCAATCGCCTTCTTTACACCAAGGACCGTCCGGAAACTTGTCGGTGTCTTTGTAAGCGAGTGGGCCAACGGCCAAAACGTATGCGCAAGTGGTAGTGAGTTGCTGTCGTTCCAAGGTTTCTTCGGCTAACTCAATGCCGCCCTTGGTTTTCTTAGCGCCTCTGTAAGGCAAGACAACAATCCGCCAACCTGTAGGCTGTGGAAGGTGTTCCCTGATGTTTTCGATGCGTTGCTCTTCTTCCGCCTCTTCAATCTTGGCAGCCTCAGCAAGAGCGGCTTCAAATGCGGCTTTTTCAACCGCTTCCTCAGCCCATCGCTTCTCTAATGCAGTCATTTCCATCTGTTTGGTCCTTTATAGATCAGAGTTCTTGTTCAAGACATCCTGTATGGCTTCCTGAACAAACGCATAACCCTCTAACCGGCCCATCAAATGTTTGTACTGCTCCATCGATTTGACATTGCCGCTGCTAACGAAGTCTTTAGTCTCGTTTTCAAGCCGGCGAATGGCAAATATGACTTTCTCTGCAAATTCAAGCATGGATAACTCCAATGAAGCAGACAGATAGACCCCTGTCCGAAGGTTACGTGGCTATTATGCACACTTTTACGCTAATTTTACCTTTTTGAATGCATCTTTTCGGTAAACATACGTTACGCGTGGGTCATTTTGTGGTGTTTTTACACTTTTTGGTGACCCAGACATCTCTTTAGGCTCTTTTTTAGTCTTTTTTGCTGCTTTGGTTTGCATTTTTTGCTCCTTGTTGGGCATTTCGGATTGCATCTTGTGAATTTCTCTGTGCTGCAGCCTGTTGTTGCAGTGCCAAACGAGCAGAATCAAACTGAACATCGGCCTGTTCCTTCTGCTGATCAAGGCCAAGGCGTTGTTGATCCATCTGCAGCTTAGCTTGATCGCGCTGAGCGCTTTGAGCCAACTCTTGTTCCTTCAGTTTGATCAGCGGATCGTCCTGTGGGCCCATCATTTGGGTCTGAAGGCCCTTAACTTCCTGATACCCCTGTGCAACTTTGATTGCAACCATTGCTTCGCGCTGCAAAGCAGAGATCATGCTATCGGGATCAGTACCGTATTGACGGAACAAGTCAGCTTCCACTTCCTCTTCCGCCTTTAGACGGATGTGATCAAAAATATGCTTCTGGATAGTGACCGCAACGTTAGGCATACCCTGCATCATGGGGTTCAAACCAAACATAATGTGCGTCATGATGTGCGCATCATGCTGCTGACCCGCAAAGGCCTTCAATGGTGAGCCATCAAGCGCCTGTGCGTTCTCACTTGCAGGATCCTTTGGCTTATCTACCTGCTGTGTGTTCAAGATGGTGTCAATATCCCGCACACCAATGGCTTCATACATGCGGCGGTAGGCCTCATACATGTTGTGCATCTGCGGTGCGCTCTGCGCCAGTTGCAACTGCGTCTGCGCCATCGTGATACGCTGGGCAACAGAGAAGATGTTGGGGTCAGAGACAGGCAATACATCGATGCGGTCATCAAAGTCACGTGCCTTAATCCTGCGACTCTCGCCGGGCACATCGTATGGATACTCAGCAGGCAAATAGTCTGCAAAACCTTTGGCCAGCAATTGAAATTCCATGCGCTGGCTGTAATGCAAACGCTTGTGAATAGCCGACATCACCGCACTGCCTTTTTCAAGCAATGCAATCGTCGTTCCAACAGCAGCATTCTGGTTGCTATCACCAACCTGCATGTCGGTAATGCTTGCCAAACGGCGACCAGCATCTACGCAGAAACCTAAGAGCGCAAACAAAGTCTGGCTTGGCTCTTTGTACGGCAGTGGCAACAAGGATGCAGACAACTCAGCACCACCCGCGTCCATGTCGCGGAACTCACCGGGTGACAAAGGTGTATCGTCGTTTGCAATGCGCGCACCCTTGGCTTTAAAGCCTGCAGGTAGGTTAGCCAGCGTTCCAGCGTCCACCAATTGCTGCAGTGCAGATGTTGCTGTCTTTGTAAGGCCGCCAACTAAGTGCAAGAAGCCCAGACCATAAGCACCGGGGCCTTGGACCAGCAAGTAATGCACGTAGTATTGCTTGCGGGCAAACAAAGGATCGCCCTCTTTCCAGTTACGGCGCACACCAACAACAGACTGAGAGATCTCGTCAATCGTGACGATGTAAGGCAGCTTGATGCCTGTCTCTTCGCCGTCTTCATCCTTGTGCTCAAAGCCGCGGATGTCCAAATCAACCAAGAACTCAAGCAAACAGATTTCTTCTTCCACACCAGTAGGATCCACACCTGTAGTGCGGTCTGTTTCTTTCTTGATGATGCTCTGGCCCGTCTCTGCGGCCGTTGTCATCTGCGCTGTATCCAAGTACTGACCACGGATTACTGCTTTGCGGTAATCGTTGGTGGACATCGGAACGCGGTGCGTGATCCGCTGGCACTCGCTCATCACAGATGAGCCTGTGTACGGGATATACAGGTTATCAGGCAGCACCAAAGCACTTACCATGCGGCCCTTGGCCTCGTCGTAATAAACTTTCTTGAATGCCGAGCCACCAAAGCCAACGTAGAACAGCAACTGGTCAAAGTCAGGTGTGTACTCTTCCATCACCGTGGTGATTTGGTAGTTCATGAAGTCACGCACGCGGTCCGCTTGCATTAACTTCTCACGTGTCTCTTTGCCCAGCACCTGCGTGCGCACAGGGCCACCAGCAGGCATCAATTCCTTAAGCGCTTGCGCTTGGAACTGAACAATACTCTCTGTCAAAAGTGGGTGCTGCACGCCGCACGCGCCTTTGAATGGCTTGGTACGTTCTTCAAACGTAAAGCCCAGCATCTTCATGCCCTTGCTGTACTGCTCTTCCCACTCTTTGCGTGAAGACTTGTCAGCATCAAACAACGACATCAAGTCAGACGAGATAAGCTGCAAGACATCAGGCTCAATAACCTCGGCTAGGTTGCTGTCATAGGCAACATCATCGTCTTCTGCGCCAATGTTGATGACTACCGCACCAGTTTCTGCGTCAAACTCAATGTCAATATCCGAGGGCAACTCATCTTCCATCTCAATGGCGACATCGCCCCCGGGCAAGTCGTCGATTGTCATGTTCTTTTCAATTGGCATGTTGTGTCCTTACAGATATCTGCGGTTATCGTTGGGCTGGCGCTCGATCATACCCCCATACGCCTTTTCTGCGGGTGGTTGGAACAGATTCATTTGAATTGTGCGCGCTTCGTTTAGTTTAGGTGTAAACACATTCTTTACAGCTTTTTCAATCAAACTATCAATAATGGCCGGATCGTCTTCAATGTATGCGCTGTTGCCATTTATTTTAATGGCTTCCTCGTAAACATCCTTCATTCCTTTTTTGCCGGGGGCAGAGATAGCTTTAAATGCCTTGTTTGGATAAATGTGGCTACTGATATCGGTCATGCCAATACCGTCTAAATTCTCAACAGACTGCAACTCAGGACCTTGGCGCTTGACAAAATCTTGAACTTCCTTGAGGTACGGCTGATTGGTAAGGT